CCATGAAATCTATACCGAGCATTATTGCTCCAGATGTAGAATATCACACCAGACAAAAAAAGAAAGGGGCTACCGAAGTAGCCCCCAGTTTGGGAGGAGGTATATGAAAGTACCCTCCCAGACTATAGCACGTTTTACGCTCCGGGTGAACCGAATACTGCGCGTGGATCGCTGAAGCCGAAGCTGTAGCGTTCACGAGCCTTAAAGCGCATGTTGCCAGTGTCGAAGTCTGCTTCCATGTTAGTGGACAGAGCAGAACGCTCGAAGTGGACAAAACCACGAGGTGCGTCGGTCATGACGAAGAACGCATCTGGATCAGTCAGGAAGTCGTTAACGGCATAACCGTTTGGCAACATACCCATTGACCGGATGGCGTTAGTGTCGTTGTCCGCTGTGCCAACACGCAAGTTTGAAACCATCAAACGCTCTGCAACGAATTGCAGTTGACGTGGAATGACCAACTTGGTGCCGCGCAGGGCGACCTTCAACCCACGCTCGTCAACGAAACCAGCAATGCTGATCAACGCGTCTTCCAAAGAAGTCTCGTTCAAGTCAGCCGCAGTTGTTGGTTCGTTAGCAAACGTACCACCGTTGGTTAGCGGGTGGTCTGTCGCACAAAGTGCAACACCGTCACCACCAGCAGTTGCACCAGCAGTGAACGCAGTGTTCAACACAGATGCAGCTTTAACCTGCTTGGTGTGAGCCATAGAACGCGCAAGCGCCTTCGTATAGCGTGAACCGAGACGGTCGTAGAGGTTGTCTTCAATCGCTTCTTCCGTTATAGAGAACGCAAGCGCGATTGTTTCGTGGTTATAACGAGCAGTATATGCTTCGTTAGCTTCGTCAAAATTGACGGCAGAACCTTCCGATTTGGTTGGTGCTGCGCCGAACCCACTCAACATTACTTCCTCTTCAAATGCTCTATCTGAAGATTCCGTTGTGTAGATTTCCGCGTGTTGGTTTTCGTACCGAGAGTACTCCATACCAAACAGCGCGTTGAGGCCCGGTTCTAGCTCTTTCGCTAGTTGTGCGCGAGAAATAGCCATTCTTTAGACCTCCTTAAACGCCAGTAGTCGACGGAGTACCAGCAACAATCGCACCGTTGGCGGAGTTGAAGCTGTTATTCAATCGAACAATTACAGGGATACCAGCCGCTGTGAAGTCACTGTTCTCAGGGTCATCTTGGATGCCCATGATGCGCAGTTGCAATGCAGCAGTGGTGGCGATTGTGCTAACACCCAACTTAGCAGATGAAATACCAGAGGCTGTAGTGCCTGAAGTAGCAGCCGCAAAGTTTGCGTTTGCGAACACATGACCCTGCGCAGTTGCTTCGCTAGTCAGTGAAGCGTCTGAGCAGATAACAAATGTCTGCATTGGGTTGTCATACACGAAGGCTTTGACGGGATGATTAGAATCCGCGCCTGACCCGGGCCAGTAGTTTGAGAAAACTTTCTCACCAGTGGTCGACGATACATATTCGCATCCCCAGAACACACCAAGTAAACCTACCGTTCCACCAGCAGCCGCGCCAACAATATCAATAAAGCCTGTTGACAGCGGTATTACGGGTGAACCTTGGTAAATCGCGTTAGTGTTTCCAGAGGCGATACGATACTCGGTCGCACCAGTGGTGTTTGCAGCCTGACCGACTACACCAATCGGACGAAGTCCGAAGGCACCGTTAGTGTTTGCCATAGTAGCAATCCTCTTTCAATTAGTCGGAGTCTCTACGAGAACCTCCGAACGATACACGACTTTGCCGACTATTAGTTATCGGCATCGAAGGATGTTGTTCCTTCATAAGGTCCTGATCTACGGCAGTCATCTGTTCGCGGGTTCTGCCCCCGTAATATTCAGTTCTTTCGTGAGCCGTTTCAACAGGGAGTCGACACAGCATCAATCCGCCTTGACCTATAACGCCCTCATATCGACCATCGTCAATAGTCGGAGCCTCATAGTCTGGATACTCATCTTTCCGGACAGGTTCCCATCCTTCACGCAGCTTGGCATTGACATTCATTTTGTCCTCTTCGCCTCGCATTGCAACTCGTATCCAACGATGCACATACCCATCTGGTGGCGTAGGTGCTTCAAGGTGACTGGGCGGTGCCCATGGTTTTCTGCGCGAGTCTGTGTCCCGCGTTGTAGTCTTGCGTGGTGATCTATTAGCCATATTCTCAATCCTTTACAAACTTTGCGTATTCCTCAAGCGGTACGCCTAGCTTCTTTGCAATCGCAACTTGAGAATGCGTTAGCTTCACCGACCTGCGCCCCTGTTTAGTGCTGCGAGATGCAGAGGAGTTCCCCGAGGCGACAGGTGCTCCACTTCCCGACTTCTTAACCGTTTGAAACTTGTTCGGAAACTCCGAACGAAGACGACGGTCAATTTCAGTATAGTACTCATCGCCGTTCGGGTCAAACCCCTCATCTTCGACAAGTGTTGCATGGATGGCATATGTGGCAGATGTAAGTAATCTATCCGTGCCAAACCATTCGTTTTTCTCTGCCCACGCCACAGCTTTTGGATCCGGTTGCGGAGCCTGCTGTTGTGGGGCTGGTTGTGCTTGCGCAACAGGTTGTCCCGGCTGCAATGGAGGTTGCTGCGGCTGTTTAGCCTCACGTTCAACCCGCGCTTTCGCCTGACGATGACGCTCCATCTCGTTGTTTAAACGAGACAGCTTTTCTTGCGCCTCCAGCATCTTATCGCTGTCACCTCGATCCGCTGCATCCTTGTACTGGATCTTTGCAGAGTTCATCTCGATGTTTAAACGATTGCCGTATTCTTGCACATATCCTCGGTCGAGAAGCCGAAGACGATCCTTCATCTTCTTATTCTCTTCCATTAACTGTGAAGATAGCCGCAAGGCTTCCTGCTTATCGCGCTCTTCTTTGCGATACTTGTCCGTCAGCTTTTTAATTCGCTTTTGAACACCCTTGCTATAGTCGTTTAACTCTTCGCTATCCTCCGCGGCCTCAACCTGCTGCGGTTCAGGCTCTTCCTGAACAGATACCTCTGGTTCAGGAGCCGCCTCTTTTGCAGGCTCTTCCGAAGCGATGTCTTCAATCTCTACTTCAATCTCTTCGGTTTCAGTTTCTTCAGACATGTTTGACATCATCGGGCTCCATTAGGGTTGCAATTACTTCGTCGTCGTTAATAATCCGGACCTCTCCACCCTCGATCTTAAATCGAGAACCTGAGTAGCGACCGATGCAAACCCACTGTCCTTCTTTGCACCACGGCTCGCCAAACTTGTCTTTGTCACCATAGGCCAACGGCCCTAGCTTCAAGACATATGCAACAACCGTAGCTACAGATTCTCTTTCCCGAACTTCGTCAGGTAAGTGAATGCCGCCTTTTGTTTTGAGTTTCCCCTGATAAGGCATTACCAGCATACGCCATCCTGTAGGCTGCGGTAATCTTTCAAGAAGGGGCTTTTCGAGGAGCGAGGGATCTAACACCCGCTCGTCAGCGTTAATGTACGCGCTTTCTAAAGAAGGACCGTCTGACGTGTCAGAGCTTTTTTCCTTATTTATTTTCTGCGCGACGTGATCAGGAAGATATAAGGTCTTCGACATCGTCAGCGTTTCTCTCCAGCAGGGACTTCATTTCTTCTTTAGCAAAAGAGAGTCCCCGTATCTCTCCCACCATCATTTTATAGGTCTCCCAGTCTTTAGCAGACCCGTTGGCTAAAGAGCGAGCAATGTCTTCTTCACGCTCTCTCAACAACCTATACACATATTTTGCGAAGTCGACAACATCCATTATAGGATATCCTTGTATTCCTCTTGTAGGTCAGATGTGATTGGACCACCTTCTACCCACTCGTTGCATGTGTTTTCACTACTACACACAAACTTGAGTAGTTGGCAATAGCCCGTGTCCCCAGACTCGTCTCCAATGCAATCTTGCATATCCTCGGTCTGGTTGTACATTCCACACGTCCCGCAGCTTTCGTCATTGCGAAATGCCGAGCTAGTATTAGGCTCACGATACCCATACTCCTCAACCGCTATCTCACGATTAGCGGCGTTTAGCTCGTCATCTTGCGTTGGGAGCGGACAACTCTTGCCGTCGTCGTCGCTCTCCATTTTATCTACAGGCATCCCGTCAGGAAGCACACTGATCATAATCGTAGTCATTAGTAACACTTCCCACGTTTAGGGTTATCACGAACATCCGCAACGCGGACTTCGCCGCCTGATCTAAAGCTACCCTCAAAGTTTTCACGAGTTCCTTTACCGTTTTTACGGGTACTTAACATGGGAGGTAACATGCTATCAGGCACTGGTTTTCCAACAGGCAATTCTTTAGTGCCTAGTTTTTTTGAAATCTTTCTTTTGTACGGAAGTTGGAATAGTTTTTTGTCGCCCATCGAAGTAGGCGTTTTTGGATCCTTGGGCAGCTTCGGAGTCTTCGGCAGCTTCTTCTTAGCTTTCCTGTCTTCACGAACCTCTCCGCCCGTAGCAAACTTCGGTACGGTGTCACCCATACGATTTCTTTCTCCGACACGAACCCCTACCCCAAATTTAGTAGGATCAGTGCCTACGCCCATAGAGCTACCAGACTCTAGTGTGTCCGGAATTTTGCTGCTCTTAAATCCTTTGGGGGATTTAGGATCCTTTTTTATCTTAGGTGTGCTAGGCAGCTTCTTCTTAGCTTTCCTGCCATACTTTGCCGTGTTATTACGGCCCTTCTGCGTGTTATAACGAGAAGTAGGGTTTTTCTTATCGTCGCTCGCAGCTTCGGACACTGCGTCTTCGATGGCCTTCTCAGTAGCTTTAGAAATCATAACAATTATCCTTTTTGAAAGTGGGGCATGTCTACAAACGGTGTGCGGTTCTGCGACACCCGTAACTTAACGTAATCATTGTACGCCTCTAACATCGTACCATCCCAGTCTAGGATGTTGTCGATATGCCAAGCCCCTCCCCATTTAAGTTGCTTAATGCCCATATCCTTAGCCGTTTTCACAATAGCATCGCCAACATCATCGTAGAACTTTAGTTCCCAACAAACTCTAGGCCCAAGAAAAACCATAAAATCAAAAGCATCACCTTCAAGATGTTTGCTTTTCATGGTCTTTGATGCACCGGATTCTTTTAGTTTGCGCTGTTCTTCAATAGTGCGAAGACCGCCTAAATGCGGAATACCAAAATCATATGGTGTATTATGAATAGCGGCACATACAAGCGCATGAAGCTCTTCATCAATGCCTTCGATACGGTCCAGACTACGCTGGCTTAACTTAAACTCGCTCATGTTACTTCCTCTTAAAAAATGCCTGTGCCCCACGCACACCAAAACTGGCTGAAATTGCAATTCCAAGGCTGTAAAAATACCAGTCCGGAGCTTTTGAAAGCTGCGCAAACCCACGGTCAACCCAGCCTTCCGCGCCCGGAATCCAGCACAAAATCAATGGGATAGACAGAATTACTACGAACCATTCGTCTTTCCAGCTTGATTTTGCGCCCTCCGCCATGATGCGCTCCCAGTCAGCAACGCTTGTCTTTTCAGACAACAATATCTGGGCTTTCGCCTTCGCCTCAGTTAGCTTTAGCTCCGCATGGGCAGCGTTCTTATCCGCTTTACCCTGCAACCAAGAGCCTGCGAGGTTTGCCACTGGACCTATAAGTGCTTGTAACATTACTTAGACTCCTTACCCATCCAGATGCCGAAACTTCCCGTGAAAGCCCCAGTTACAACTGATATTAGACCCGCCTGTGATACCGATAGGTCAGGTTGGGATAATGCCCATTCTAGGCACCGTATATACATAATGGATGTCACCAGCATCATCAAACGCGGCAGAACCTTCCATTCATCCAGCTTTGTTGCCATCACGCTTTCCCTTTTCCAACCACGCTTTTGCTATGCCGTGGTGATGCGTTATTATAATGATTTTCCCAGCTTTGTCACACACAACGTATTTCCCTAGTATATTCTTGTATAATGTCACCCATTCGCCAACCGATCTACACCCCAAATCATTGCCGCAGTTCCACCAACAAAAATTAAAACCCCTATCGCCAATGAAATACCCCAGAACAATCTGTCTCTAGCAGCGGCTTGGGCTTCCAAGGCTTCTTTCTGTCGTTTTCTCGCTTCGGCTTGCTCACGCACAACCAAGTCCCACATGCCCGGAGGCCCATATAAACGGCAATGGCTGCGAAGAGTTTCCATTGCTTCCTTGTGCGCCATCTTGGCTTGAGCAATAGCAAAACCTTCTTCTTCGCTAGATGTTAATCTTCCAAGCGGACCTTTGTGCTTACCTGATTCAGCAATAGCTATGTCGGCCTCTAATTTAGCCAACTTTCCAAAATGAGGCATAACACTGTTCAGGTCTTTGCCAGCTTGAACAGCAGAACTAATGCCTCCCGCTATTTTAGTGACTGCACCCGCTAAAGCTAAAACTTCAATCATACTTTGTCACCTATCTTTACAGAAGGTGGGCACCGATACCCATATGGCACCCTTATAACACGAGGATAATGATAATAGAAGAAAGACACTTCTTTGGGACATCGATACACGCAAGAAGTGTATAAATCACCGTAAGTATATACGCCCACCAAAATCGCTGTAAGGGCACAAATCACTAAAACTCTCCAGCAAACCTCTGCGGTCTAGCAATTTTACTAAAACGACTGTTTACCATGCCACCACTGGCGTATTTGCTCTTTCCAGCTTTACTCAAAGCTATCGCAACCGCCTGTTTTTGAGGCTTGCCAGCGTCCATTTCCGCCTCAATGTTTTTACTGATAACGTCCTGAGACTTTCCCTTTTTTAGCGGCATTATCCCCTCCGTTGCATAGCCATCTGCTGGATCTCAGCGTTAACTGCAATGCGCTCCCGGTTAACTTCGTTCCGGTCATCCGCAATCTCTTCCTGCAAACTCATTCGAGCGTTGTCTAATCGATCACGCTGCTCGACTTTGTTCGTCTCCAACTCCAGCTTGGCCGCGTCGTTTACCGCCTCTTGCTCTTGTTTCTGACGACGAAGCTCCAACTCTTGCATACGAATGGCTACCAAAGGATCGGGCTCGTTCGGGTTCTCGGGCATCAGCCTTGCCAACACATCCGCCATAATCTTCTGCTGATACAGAACGACCAAGTTTTCTACTTCCTGCTGGTTTTGCATGTCGACCTCTAACTGCTTCTCGTACTGAGCAACAGAATCCGAGCTTACTGCACCTACTTCCGCCATCATCTTCGCTCCGCTCAATGCCTGCTTGACCTCGTCCATAGCCTGCTTCTTCGCAAGCATACTGACGTGCTCCTGCAAGTGAGACATAAACGATCCCATAATCTGCGGAGAAGTAGCCACAATCGGAGTCTTCATAAACATGATATGGATGTCGATATGCGCCTCGTGGTTCTGCTCTGGGAACGCTCGTAAAATGTCCCCCATAAGCGCCTTGGCATTCTCCATAGCGGGGTCCATAGGTTGAGGCTCTTGGGGTGGGGGTAAGATTTCCTCAATGTTCTGGACCTCGAGCGCCTGATACATCCGTCGATACGCAGCATGGAGGTTGTGCATCTGTGGATTTGACTGAGCCAGTTGGAGTTGTGTCTGGGCCAGCGTAACGCGTTGCGCCATGGAGAATATGTTTGGATCACTGACCGGAAGTACATCGATCCTGTCATCAAAGTCTTCCTGCTTAACCGCGGCAGGCGCACCCGCAACGTCATATGGGTATTCCGGTGGCGTGTTTTCCTTGAAAATGCGAGCCAATAAACGAAACTCGTTCTTCTGTGCATAATGCAGCCGCTTGTGTATAGCGGACATTACCTTCATGCCACGCTCCAGCATGGCTACCGTAGTGCCCACCGGAGTTTCCTGATTCATATTATTGACTTGCTGATCGGCAATAGAAACAAACCGACGACCGTCTTGGATCAACGATCCCAACAACTGAGCCAGCGTTCCTGACGGCTCCTTGTATGGAAGCGGTATCAGTGAGTCCCTGATATTCCCACCGGGAGCATCAATGTCCCTCCACTCTCCGGGCTGCAACGGCTCATCGTCGTTGCGCACTCGAACTCCACGGGCTTTAAACCCAGCAGGTAAGTTCGCCAACGTCCCCGCATCAATTAACTGACGCAGAATACTCGTAGCTGCACGTCCTAACCCACCGATCATATGCACCAGACCAAAGCCGTAAAAACCTAAACCCGGTAAGAATTTGTAATGCACAAAGTACTGGCGTTTCTTTTTAATCGGATCAATCTCGTCATAGTTACGACGAATAGCCAAAACCTGTCCGCTGTCTTTGTCGATGGTAACAATGTACGGCAACTTGATACCCGTAGGCTCGCCCATCTGATCCGTATCCTCGAACCCATCGATGTCGAGATCACAGTGCATCTCCAGAATGGTCCTGATATCGTCTGTGTAGCTCCGTGAGATGCCTTGTAGCTTGTTGACCTTCTCCTCTACCTCATCCTCTTGCGCGTCTCCTGCGCTGCCTAGATCGATGTCCTTGTACACTCCGGAAAATTGCATCTTCCGAACATCGTTGTCGGTCATCTTTAAGACATGCGTAACGCGTGGGGCCGTAGCCAAATCCGTAGCTGAATACGAAACAACCACGTCCTGTGCAGGTACGAACTCCGCTACCGCACGAGCTTTTAGTGGATCAAAATAAACTTTCTTAAACGTAGATCCAGACAAGGGAAGATAAAACAGCATCTGATCCATCCCGGGATCGTACTCCTCCATCACCTCCATGATCTGGTAATTCATAAAGTGCTTTACACGCTGGGCCTGATCCTCACGCTTCTGATCCTGCACACCTATGATCTGTGTGCGAACCGGACCACCCGCAGGTAACAATTCCTTGTATGCCTGTGCCTGAAACTGTGTGACGCTTTCGCTAATTAACGGGTGCGTGACCCCACTAGCGCCTTCAAACGGCTCAGAACGCTCCGTGTTTTGGACACCAAGTAAGTCCAAACCCTTACTATAAGTCTCTTCCCAGTCCCTACGAGACTCATAATCTTCCTCGTACAGACCGACCAAATCGCTGCTAATTTCGCCCAAAGTGCCATCATCTAAAAACTCCGCAAGGTTTGCCGTGTGGTCAACTATCTCAACCTCTACGCCCTCTTCATCCATTTCACCCATTGCTTGGACAATCGCTCCACCCTGTCCATCGTCAATGACTTCCGCTCCGCCGCTGAAATCTGCGGCCTCCACAACGTCTACCTCAACATCGGGAAGACCTTCGGTCGCTTCAAGATCAACTCCTGAATCTACTAAACTGCCCATTGGGCGAGGTGGCATAGCCATCAGTAATACTCCCGTCTACGAGGAACGTACAAATCGTCCTCTTCCTCTTCGCCCCGTAAAGAAACGAAGCCGCCCTGACGAAACCTCATCAAGGCTAGTGTCATGCTATCACAAAAGTCATCGTGATCGCCATTAGGAAATGAAACCACTTCCTCAATGACCTCATCCGCAAACTTCTCGTGCATCGGTGCCCACACAATCCCAGCTTCAAACAAAGGCGCAACCATGTGCATTCTGGTTACTTTATCATTTCCTTTGCCCGGTGAGAAGCCCAAGGCTGGAATACCACGAAGCCGCAACTCGTCAATGAGCGGTGTACCCGTCGCTTTCGCTTCGACCAACACCATGTCTGGCTCCCAGTATTCGTGCTCCTCATACGCAATCTCCTTGAGTTCAGGAAAGTTCCAACGCCCTCTTCGAGCGTCCATAAGTATGATGTTATCCGGACCACCGTCGTCGGGCGTAAACACCCCCCACGTCGTTATCGCAGAATAATCCGCTGTTTCTTTCTTTGAAAACGCCGTGTCATACGCTTGAACAACGTACTTAATCGCCGGGATCTGTTCTTTCTCCCAGTCTTTCCACCACTCTCGTTTGACTATCGCACTCTCAGAAGCAGTAGGCTGTTGCTGCCACTGCGCATTCCACTTGCCTACAGGAAGCGAGGCTTTGATCGAAAGAAGCGCCTCTTTCTCCCAAAACTCAGGCCATAACGGCTTGTCGCTCGGCATGATTGCAGGGAACTCAACAACCTCCCACTTGTCCGACATAATGTCGCCGCCCTGCGCTTGTACCAAACGGCCCGTCAAATCCTTCTTACCCCAACGGGTCATAACCAAAATGATCGCACCACCCGGCTGCAAACGCTGTCGAGGACCAGATGTGTACCACTCATATGCGTTGTCAAACGCACTGTCGCTCATCGCATCCTGCTCCGAGTGAGGGTCGTCAATTATAAATAAATCCGCACCGCGACCCGTAACCGCTGCTCCAACACCCGCAGCAAAATATTCACCGCCCTTGTCCGTCTGCCATTTACCTGCACCCTTATTGTCCTCCTTCAAATTCGTATCCGGAAAGATTTCTTTGTAGGCAGGGTCGTCAATCAAATCTCGAACCTTACGTCCAAACCGAACCGCAAGCTCCGTGTTGTGAGTAGCCTGAATAATCTTGAGCTTCGGGTTGCGACCCAGAAACCAAGCAGGCATTAAGAAACTGGCAAACTCTGACTTCGAGTGCCGAGGCGGCATGTTGATAATTAACCGCTTTAACTCTCCACGAGCCACACGTTCTAACTGTTTAGAAATAACCCTGTGATGACGACCTTCAATAAAGTTCTCATACACATGATGCGCAAACGGCATAAACTGGTCTTGCGCTTTGGCTCGCAAATCCAACTTCTTCTTAGCTTCTGTCAGCGACAGAATCTCTTTTAGGGCTTCTTCTGGTAAGGCTTGTAAATTCATGCCGTATTACGTTGGTACTCGTTGCCGTACATGAACGGGTACATCTCCTGCTGCTGCTGGGCAGCGAGAGTAGTCATAATCCCGCCCTGCGGATCCTTAATAGCTGGACCCGCTGCGCCCTGCTGTTGCTGCCGCGGCTGTTGACCAAACCCCGCCGGGATAGGCGTGGGCTTAGTAATAGGCTGCTGCGGAGCAGGTCTCGTTTGTTCCAACGCTGAAGGCAGTGGAACTTGAGGCAGTTTCGGTGTCGGCCTATAACCTGCCCCCGCTCCCGCTTCCGGAGTAACGCCAACGGCTTCCGCCGAAATAGGCGACGGACGATCATCGTCCCCCCCACCCGCTTGAGGCATTTCTGCGGGTTGAATAAACTGAGACCCCAGTCCCTCATACCCCTCCATACGTTGACCCATATAGCCAAGAGCTTTTCCTTCAGCGTCTAACCCAAGAGACCCAACCAACTGATCTTTCTCGTCATACACCGGAACATACTGAGCAGCGTCTTTTGCCTTGAACAAATCGGTCCCGAAAATCCCGCGCTCTTCGTACTCCCCTTGTTTCATAAGCTGACCCGCGATCTCACGATCCTCATACGCCTCGTTGTACTTCGCTGCGGTGTAAAGCAACCCAGCGCCCGGTATGACCGCGCCCAATAATCCACCAATAACCATGTCCTTGGTGTTAAACGGATCGTATTTCGCCCCAGACATTTCCGTAAGCATACTTTGATCTAAAGAAGGAATACCTCCAACATAACCATACTGACGAGACGCCTGCTGCGCTTCCGCTGGGGTAAAGTTCTGCTGAGACAGCTTTGCTAATTCGCTTGCTCGATCATCGCCTATAATCGCACGGGCTCGCTCCTGACTGCTGCCACCAGACTCCGTACCAAAACCACCCTGATAAGTAGACGCCCCCGAACCTGCGCTCCCCATGTTGAGCGATGCGCCAGCTTGTATCTGGTTTGCATTCGAAATCTGAGGATTAGACGCCATGATCTCCGCAACGGAGGTGTTGTTCTTTTCCGCAATCTCACTGAGCGTGTCGCCCGATTGAATCGTATAAGCCATTTAAGCTACTCCTACAGGCGGCGTTCTGCCTAAAAACGCCCCTATTCCTTCTTGCGTTACTTCGTTTATAGCAGGTTGTGGCTGCTGAATAAAGCTCGGAGGCACCATCGTCGCTCCGTAGCCCACGGGAACCTCAGTAAACTGATTAAACTGAGGGCTGTAATATGGTGTCGGATCCGTTGGAACCTGCTCCGGAATGTACGACACAGGCTCAGTAATAAATCCAGCCTCGTCCAACGTAACCTGCGTAGGCTGTGGACCTAAACGCGCCTGCTGCGGATTAAAGGCAGGAGTCTCGGGCATCTGCATCGCATACGCGTCAAACGGACCAACAGGCTGTGTAGGCTGCGTTGTGTACGTTCCTACCGGACGACCAAACGGATCGAAGGTCAGGATCGGATTTCCAAACTCGTCTAACTCTACGGCCTGACCACCAACATAAGTGCCGCCGTCGCCGTCTCCACCAACTCCTCCCACCGCCGTGGCTGGTGTAGTCGTGGTTGTCGGATCCGGGCGAGTAATCGGGGCAAAAGGACCATCCGTCGTCGGAGCTACCTGATCTTCGTCGCCCTCGTCTTCCGGTGCCCCCGCCGTGGCTGAAGCAAAGTCAAACGTAGTTCCTGTCGTCGTCGCCGTCTTAATCCGCTGTAACTCGCTCTCACGGAAACGCGTGTCTTGTACCGAGTCCACAAAATTCTGCGCGTTGTCCGCAGTAAACCCGTAGTTTTCTACCAGATCATTAAGCAACGCATCCTCTGTGACGTTGTTGTCTAGCTGGTTATTGATGTAATCAAACGAAGTCTGCGCAAACTCGGCTCTTCCTTCCATGATACCCAGTGCATCAGACAGTGTATCCACCTCGTTTTGCACATTTACCACGTTCGTAACCATGGATTGAGCCTTATCGTACCCAAATCCGTTATCAATCATCTCCTGAATGATATCCGTAGTCTGAGAACCACTCTCTAATTGCTCGTTAATAAACCCATATGCACCCTGCGCGAAGCTGTTATTAGCCTCCAAAAGGTCCGTATTTGACCGGATATCCGTAGCATCCGTAATCAATGCGTCCGCATCTAGCTCCGAAAACCCGTTATCAAGCAAATCCTGACGGATATCGTCTACCGATACCTCGCCATCTAACTGTTGGTTGACAAAATCAAAGGCTCTCTGCGCAAATGTCCGCTGATCCTGCGCCGTTCCTAAGTCCGTCTCCAAACCAGCAAGCGTGGTCCGCGTTCCGTCGACACTCGTAACCAAAGTAGACGCCGTATCTTCCGCAAACCCCTTCTCAACCAAGGAACTGGAGATTTCTTCCGCCGTTTTGCCCTGATCGAACATGGAATTGACGTAACTATACGCACGTTGCGCGAAACTCGCCTCCGTGCCAAGCGTATCAAGCTGCATCCCAAGGTCCGCAACCTTATCCTTAACCGTCGTGACATTGCTAACTAGGCTTTCAGCCGTAGTTTGGTCAAATCCATTCTCAACAAGCTCATTTACAATGGATTCCGGGGTAATCTGCACCTCGGCGTCCGGATCTTGGCCCAACATCGCGTCCAAACGCGTGTTAACGTAGTCATACGCACCCTCGGCAAACGTATTCTCCGCCTCAAGGCCGTCAATCTGGTCTCGCAGTGTGGTTTCTGTAGTCCGAATGGTGGTTACATTGCCTACCAACGTCGCCGCGTTGTCCTCGGAGAACCCATTCTCTACCAACTTGGCAATAATGTCGTTCTCAGAAAGCTGAACCTCGGCATCCGGGTCCTGATTTGCAATAAGTTCTAGCTGCTCATTGACAAAACTATACGCCGTCTGCCCAAACAACTGATTTGCGTTGGCTGTACCCAGCAAAGTCTCCGCCGCGGACAGATTTGTACGCATCCCATCAATGTTCGTAACCAGAGCGTTAGCCCCGGCCTCAGAATAACCGTTATCGATTAAATCCGCGACAATATCGTCTAGCGAAGTCTCCGCATCCAACTGTCCGTTGACATAATCGTAAGCCTGTTGGGCAAACTGCGTTAAACCCTCACCCGTTTCAACGTCCGTTTCCAAACCGCCGATGGTGTCTCGGTAAGTTTGTATGCTGTCCACAAGCCCTTGGGCTAAGTCTGTCGGGAAGTTGTTTTCTCCCAACAACTCTACGATCTCTGCCGGGGTTTTACCAGCGTCTAGCTGCGCATTAACCAGTGCATACGCGTTTTGAGAGAACGACACGTCCGTAACCAGCGCAGCCTTGTCGTTGAACACCCCTTGGATGTCATCGAGCAACGTGTTCGCCGTCGCATCCGTGTACCCATTGTCCTTTAACTCTGCAAAGATTTCTTCTCTGGTTGCGTTGTCCGCCAGTCTAGTCTCTACATAGTTGTACGCGCCCTGCGCAAAACCTTTTTCGCTGCGCAACTGAGCATCCGTATCGCGGATCTGCTGTACCGTATCAACCAAAGATGCCGCCGAAGCACTGTCAAACCCGTTCTCAACCAGATTATTAATAATATCCTGACGATCCGTCTCACTCGCAAGCGCATCGTTTATTACGCCATACGCCCCTTCAGCAAAGTCCCGCTCTCCAGTAAGCGTATCAACGTCTGTCTCAAGACCCGTAATGTCCGTTTCCAAGCCGCCAATCGTCTCACGGAACCCATAAATCGAGTCATACAACTTAGCCGCTTCAGTTTGACTAAATCCGCCCTCCGATTTCAATGTGTTGATAATCTCATTGCGGCTCTTGTCCGCATCAAGCTGACTGTTTACCCAGTTCGCCGCATCTTGAGCCGTGTCAAGCTGACCCTCGAGCACCCCAATTGTGCCACCAAGGTCATCAATCTCGCCTTCAAACGCGTCCAAGATCCCAGCATCAAAGCCATCGGCACTCGCAATAGACAGCTTCTTATAGAAATCATTGAACTCGTTGGTCGTAATTCCAAAATCAGCCTCGATCTGCTTGATCGTATCGAAGTCCACCCGACCGTTCATCAAGTAGTTATCAAGAATAGCCTGTTTCCAAGGCTGGTTAACAGCAACCATTTCCTTGTAATAATCCCCGAACTCCGTAATCGGCACACCATACTGGTCCGCGATCCGTTGAGCCTCGTCCAAACTAATACCACCCATCGTGGCATACATCTGGTCCATCTCGTTCTTCCACTCAGGACGAGTGGCAACAACCGTATTGTCCGTGGTCGACTCTTCTTCCGTTACCGTCGATACATTGGAATTGTCCGTAACCGTTACCGCCCCAGTGTCGTTGTTAACGATCCCGTCGTAGCCGTTATTTACAATCGTATCGACCATGTCATTCGTAACAGTCACAGTCCCCGTATCGTTGTATTCTTCCTTAATGCTGTTGGCTGTGTCTTCTCCAAAGATATCCACAAGGTTGTTGAACCCCGTATCGTTGTTTATCCCATCAATGGTAAACGGATTGGTGATATTCACAAATACACCAGAAGACCCCTCCGTCGTGGGCGTTGCCGTGAAACTATTCGACGCCGGGTTGCCATAAACAATAGCCGCGTTCCCCGATCCATCGACAACCTTCGTATCGTTAAACGAACTCTGGTTTGCCAAAACCTCAACCGTCGTGCCATTAGGATTTGCTGCGGTGTCCGTAACCGATTTAAAATCACTAACAATCTTTGAGATGTTCATGCCATCCGCAAGCAACTGATCGATAGTCTCTTTTGTTATGCCGTTATCAACCGCAACATCCGCAAACAAAACAGGGTTGTTAATCGCTGTGTTTAACTCATCAACAGTTATACCCGTGTCGTTAGCGATTTTTTGTTTTTCGCTTGAAGTTAACGCCCCTAGTCCCGCGTTAGTTACACCGCCAACCAAGAACCCGATTAAAGCGTCTTCCGTTAAATCCGCACTGAACACCTGTCGATCAGGGTCGTAAACGCCTTTCGCCGCCATGTCGTTTAATACGCTGGTCATAACCTCCTGCGCACCTTCAACAACACCCTCTTCCGCAAACTTTACTGCAGACTTTACAACCTTGTTTACAAACAAATCCGCAAAATTAGGCGGCAATTTGCCCAGAACCTTACCAATCGGAATAGCTTCCGCCGAGCCAATAACAAGTCCAAGTTGTGAAACCCGACGAGCTTGCTCCTCAGTAGCTCCACTCTGCGCGGCTTCCTTATATACCGAAGCAGCATTGCCCAAAGAACCAAGGATCGCGGCTGAAGCTGTACCAGCAATGGTTCCCGATACAGGGTTCCCCGTTACTAACGTCGCACCAACCGAAGCACCCGCCGCCGAAGTGGCAAAACCCAACGCGTTGCCCAACGCACCAAACAATTTAACCGTAAAGACTTCCGGATTCTCGACTTCACCAATGAAGTTAGACGCATTCTCTTGAAGATACTCGCCCAACTCAAAGTAAAAACGCTCGTTTAACGGAATACCAGCCTGCTCAACTAAATCCTCAAACGCGGACTGTTGAAGCATTATGTCCGTTTCAATCCCTAGTTTTGACTGATCCAACATAATTAGTTGTCCCGCCAAATCTCCACGATAATCCTTCGCTTCTGCTAAACTAATTCCCTCTTCCGAAGCTATTTGTTCTAACTGAGCGTTTATAGAAGCAATTCTTTCGTCTATGTCTTCTCGATCCCCACCTAAACGAGCCATGTTGTCCACATAACCCTGCAAGGTTAAATCGTCGTTAGCCCCCTTGGCTATCTCCAACCCTTGAAGCGCACCCGTAAACGTAGTCGTAAAACCCGTCGCAAGATTGCGCATCGAATCAATCGAAATATCAATCAACGTCGGATCCGCAACTTCCTCCGCAGTCAACGTCGGCATGTCCGAACCAACAGTCGTAAACTCAGAAGCAACATATTGAGACGCATCGTTGTCTAACGTATAACCAAGCGCATCCAATACACCCAAATCATTCAACGATACCTGCTGTCCAACTAACTCCGAAACATCACGGCCCGTAACACGAGACAAATAATACGCCATGTCCTCGTTAATGACCGTGCTTCTCGATACAGGGTCCATGGTCCCACGGACCGCGGCTAAATTCTGAGGAGTGTTTAGAATAAAAGTAGGAAATACCTTTTTAAAAGTGTCCGCAGTAGAGTTCGCCACAATATCACTGTCGGAATACGTTCCAACGTATTTAGTCTCTAACGCCCCAGTTTCCGGATCTATGCCAATCTCATAATTCTCCGGATCCGCACGATCCAGCACCTTAACATCATTCGCAGCCGCAGCATCCGCATCGTCAAATATATTGCCATACGAATCTAAAACCTTGATCTCGCCGCCAATCTCCTCAAGATCCAAATAAACGTCACTTAAACCTGCCTCTTCCTGCGCAGAATCTACGTCCATTAAACTCGGCACGTTAACGTAACCACCGCTATACGCACTCGCAGGAGGAGCCGTCTCACCACCTACATAAATTAACTGTGGAACGCCGCGCTCGTCCGCATCAATCCGCCAGTTGCTCGCGTTATTGTACGAATCAACCCGGTCATCAACGTCCTTCTCACCAGTAATTAAATCATCTTCGTCACGATACGTCTGACCGTACTTGTCCTCCATGTACGTCGTGCCGTTGATAACCTTTAAGTCATAACCACTGTCGTTGTTTCCAGCCGCAGCCAACGTAGACAAACTCGGAACCGTGTACGCACCGCTGTCCGGAGCCGTCATGTCACCAGTGTACTTCTGATCCAAGCGACCCTGCTCATCAACCACAACCTCCCAGTTGTCCGGATTACTCCAAGACTCCTGCTTTAATAATTGATCATCGCCATAGTTCCGATCCTCAACAGTAGAATATGAGTTCCCAAACGAATCGTAAAAACTTCCGTCAACAGATATAGCACCGTCAGGCGTCTTCTCGTCAAACACACTCTGGGGAACATCTACATAAATACTCTCACCAGTCGTGTTCGAACCACTCGGTATCGTTAACGTATCTCCAATGTTAATGTCGTTAACATCCGCTAAATTAATGTTACTAGCGTTCGCAATCGCCGCAACCGTCGTGTTGTAGGTTACAGCAAGATCACTCAATGTGTCGCCGTTCGCTACACTTACACTAACCGTCACAGGTCCAGTGGTCGCGGTCCCAGAAGTAGAAGAACCCGTGTCCTTCTGAGGGTGATTAGTCGAATCCAAATACTGCTGTAAATCAGTCGAAGGATTAGCCTGACCCCAGTTGGATCCAGCAACGTACTGATTAACCCCGTTCGCATCAACAAAATAAACAGAGCCGCTATCCGTAGTCTTATACTCTCTACTCACAGTAGTAGTAGTGCTGCCGCCGTCGTCGTCGTTGCCGCCCGTAGTAGTGCCGTTGCCGCCCGTAGTAGTGCCGTTGCCGTTGCCGCCTGTATAGGTCGCGTCTCGACCCTCTTCTAATAAATCGTTTAACTCATCCCCAGCCTCGTCCCAAACGTCGTCACCGTGCTCGGCGTACAGATCATTAATACGGTCTTGGTTGGTATCGCTGCCACCATCGTCGCCGCTGCTGCTGTTACCAGTCGACGTGTCTCCACCACCAAAAACTCGACGGTCCAATAAAAAATTAAACAGAAAAGGATTCATGCTTGGCTCCTCTTGCGGTAATTAGCGCCTATACACTTATAACCACGCTTCTCCATAATACCATTGAAAACATCCGCGTTAATCATAGACGTCATCCCAACACGAGTATCAACAGTTCCTTGGTCCGCGGACCACCGCTCATACATCGTCAATAACTCCCAACCAACCTTCGATCCTCGGTACTCCGGTAAAACATACCACAAATAATCGTTCGCTACCAAGTCATCACTAAAAAAATAATCCGCAACCATCGCAGCCATCACTCCAACAGCCTTATCACCATCCCAAGCAAGAATAAATAAACGGTTGTCCGTAGTCGCAAATAACTTGGCCTCCTTCAACAACTTAGTCGCGTTAAAACCCAAATGACTATACGCACTCTCCCGATGCGAAAACTTACCCAAACGTAAAACAGCCACCTCAATAGGCAACGTCATCCTCGTTACTACCTCATACCTCAATGTACCTGCGCCTTCCTTGCCTTCTTAGTACGACGAAAACTACGGTTCTTACTCGCACTCAATATACCCAAATTACCACCAGAATTATCCCGAGGATTACCGTTCCGATGAGTAACATCCTTCCCATCACCCTTCTTTACCCTACCAGACTTAACCATCGCAGCACGGGCCGCGTTCCTCGATGCCCGGTTCTTCTTCTGTTTAGGCGACGAATGGTAGTTGTCGTACTCTTTTCTATAATCACGGCCCACTTGTACTCTCCTTGTTGTTGGAACACAACCCAATGGAATTATACCCGAAATAATTTACAAAACCAACATTATAGGGTGCACACCGCACCAACGGGGGGTCATATAAGGGGGGTGGGGGGGAGGGGGGTCTGCCCCGCCAGCCATACCATATGCTCCAGTAACCCCGGCAAGTATGTCTGTGTATCAGGTAAGCAGAGCCTTGTCACTCTGATCTCTGTCCAGTGTCTGCGTACCTTGCGTGTAGTTCTTTGCACCTTGGCTCGTGGGAATAATTAGAGAGGTGCCATGGGGGTGGGGGGATTTGATCGATGGGGTGTGGGGGGTGGGCGTCCGGGCAGGCTCTCGTGAACCAAGCCCCTTCAGGTCTTGGCCCTTCGGGCTTCGATCCTTGACGCATACGGTCCTTCGGCCCGTGTCAGTCTCCGAACTGACAGTCGGCCAACGGCTATAGCCCCGTTGGATCACGCACTGAGAGACAGCGGAACCGTACCAATATGCGCCCAGTCAGGGCCTGCGCTCCCTCTCCATGCTACGGCGATCCACCCGGCGACGGGAACATCCTTCAGATGTTCTCGCGTCTTGGGTGTCTCGTCGTGCATGGAGCCTCTTCCGCTGGTCAGCCTGCCTGAGTGCGCCAGCGCCTAGACTACTACACACACACATGAACCCCCGTGCGGATTGTCCCCCCGGGAGGCCATCCCGTTTAATGCGTCGTCAACCCCACATGCTCCAACGCTACGCTTATGTGCGCGTGAGGGGTCGGGAGTTTGCCCAAAATGCAACATCACAGAACCTGACGCAACGTCATGGGTGCCTCGCGCCAAGGATCACCCTCAGTGCCAGTGAGCCCATGACGTAGCATCAGAACCTGAGATCTCACATTTTGCGCCGCTCTGCTAAACCCCCTTGACGATTCCCTCGTTCCTCGGCGCGATTAAACGTGCGGCTAGTTGATGGGACAATGCACGAAGTTCCATGTGCGTTGTAGTAACTCAAACATAGGAGGCCACAATGGCTACTAAAAACTATACAGACATCGATCAACTACCAATCAGCCTTAACCTTACACTTCGGGAGCTCAAAACAATCGACCGCCTCATGACCGAGCACGGTGCCGAGTGGAACGGCTGGAGCTCTGAGCGTCAGTTGCACAAGGATCTACGTCAGATCCTAGCAGAAGCATTCAAATCGATGCAGCACGACAGCAAGTACGATGTCGCCAAGTTTGACACCGTCGTCGAGTACACAATCAAGAAGGAGGAATCTATTGATGCTTGAGCCAATCGGCATGTTCCACACACCCAAGTCGTGGGACGAACTACTCGAGTGGATCAACGCGCACAATGCAAGCGACCGAGCACACATCATGGTCGCCGCTTGCATGGCATTTAATCTAGCAGCCCATCTAACACAGGAGATCACAGATGGAAAATCAAACTAACCAACTAGCTGACCTGATCATGGCAATCATTCAGGAGAAGGTCGACGAACGTATCGAGCAGAAGGTCAACGATCTTCAGGAGGGTATGAACTCCACATCCTTCGACATCTACGATCACTCGTCAGAGATTGCAGACATGATCGAGGAGTTCGACATCGACCACAAGATTACCAACTGGTTTGGCAACAACACCTTCTCGGTCACAGTCGACTAACTTCAACCGCGGGGGCTTCGGCTCCCGCACCTTCAAAGGATCTATCTAATGAGACAAGAAACTGACAAGATCGCACGGGCTTTCTTCCGTCGCACCGCAGCCAACGCAGCACGAACACGCACCAATGGCGAGATCGTCTGGCTACACAACAACCGCATCGCATGGCGCACACTCGACGGAGACATCGGCTTCACCCTCGCAGGTTGGCCCACCGTCACAACACGCGAGCGCATCAACGGCATACTCACCACATTCGGGTATCGATACTGGGGCGTAGCACAACGCGATCACGCACAGTATCTGGTACTAGGTGGCGAGAAGATGATGCCCCTCGGAGACCACGATCACTTCTACCTCAGTGAGCTCCGGGCCATGGAACCGCTACCATGCGCATAGGCGGATATCAGATGAAGGACCTCGGCTATGGTGTCGAGGTCCGCGAGTACGAAGCAGGCTGGTCGTTCTTCATACAGGGCGACGATGCACAGCAGTTCCGTGACGAATGGGACGCGTACCAACTCGGTGTCGACAATAACTTCCGACACTTCCTTTCAACCCACGAATACGACACACTGTTCCAATAGGAGGACAACATGAGAATCGAAAAGAACATTCCAATTCCACTACGCCGCTCAGTATGGAAAAACCTTTTAAACAAAATGAGCGTTGGAGACAGCGTCCTCCTCGACAACAAATCTCAATATATGTCAATGAGAAAAGCAGCATTGGGTATGGGTTTCACAATCGCTGCACGAACCATAGATGACAAAATTAGAGTGTGGAGAATGTCATGAGACCAATGTTCGAATGGACCGACGACGAGATCCGCGACTACTACGACAGCAACCCTGACCTCTCAATCCTGACATACGCCGGGATGCTCGGACTGTCAGGAGGTGAGCTCAAAGATATCCTGCAAACAGACGGTAGCGCCGTCGACAAGGAAGAGGAGGCCATGGCGGAGGAGATGTTCGAAACCGAAGCCAGAACAACACGCAACTACTGGTAACTAACGGGGGGCTTCGGCTCCCCCAACTACTATCATACATGGAGTCACGCTAGTCGCGTGACAAAGTTTAGTCTAAAATGAATCTCGCTAGTCGCTCGATAAGTGTTTGTTTAAATTGAGTCTCGTTCCTCGACACATGTTTAGTGAGCTCGGCTCCCTCGTTCCTCGGTCGCCTCGCGGGTGTAAAACGGCGCGAGGGGCCGCAGGGCTTTATCGCTGCGCAAGGGGCCGCAGGGCCTCGAACATCGAACCAAAACCCTCGAACCTATGCCCAGCAGTCCCAGACAGCCCGTGATCATGCAAACTAGGACCTTTGTCACCCTCAAACAAATATATACTCTTCAAAGAGGGGGCCTTTACTAAGAAGAAAGTTGCCCCTCCTCGAGCCCAATAAGCCATATGCCACGCGATCTGGTGAGGCGAGACGCGGACGGCGTTGGAGTTCGCTACCTTGAGCTCGAGCCAAAAAGGAACGCCATCCCAGACGGCGTGAACGTCCGGTACGCCCCCTCCATGCTTGTTTTCAATCCTCGTGGCGAAGCACTTGCTCGGCAGATTTGTCCTGATCGATTGCCAAAAGTTCGCCTCCGGTCCCTTGCTCATCTGGTGTTATGTCCTTTGCTGTCCCTTCGATCACAAAGGCTTGCGGATACTGTTTCTGCAACGCAGCAAGTCGGGCTGTAATCTCGTCCCGTGACATCTGATCAATGGTGTTTATGTTTTCTCTCCGGTCGACCGTGAGGCCACCCAGCGCAGCGCGAATTTTTTCAGCATTGATGGCGGCAGAAAACTGTCCCGCCTCCTCTGCGCCAGATGACAGCTTGTACAGCCGTTCTAACTGACCGATAGTGGTGACACCGTAACGGCGCTGCCTCTCCTCTCGGAGCTCCTGCACATATTCCAAAACATGGGGATAATCTCTGCCGTTGAGCAGCTTTGACGCGCTGGTGTTCGCCACTTCTGCTGAATACCCAGCCTTTCGAGCCGCCTCTGCGTTTGAGTAAATCCCTTCGACGATGTGCCTCGCAAAGGTGCGCTGTCGGTTGGTCAACGTCCGACCATGTTCCTCTTCAATCTTCTTTTCCAGCTTTCCCATAGTCACCTCGGTTGTGGTCTAACCACAATTTACAACAACAAGATTTGGAAAGCAACCGCTCCCTATATAGCACTTTTCTCCAGCTAAACGTCCTCACGTCCTCACAAGTGTACTCAGATGAGGGCAGTTTTAACAAGTGAAATCAAGGGTGAGGACGTTTGAGGACGGTGGGGACACCATATTTGGATTGAAAAAAAAAAAAAACAAAAAAACTGTGGGAAAGTGTCTATACTGTACTCAGCGCGCTTGACTTCCAAGTCTACTTGTGGTTAAGTTGTTCTCGAAGCACAAGTGCTTCGCTATCTAATTATTTATCTAGGAGACTAAGATGTATTCATACAATGCTATATGCGAGGACGGCACTGTCCTGTTGAGCCCCACCTTGAAAACGATCAAGGCCCTACGGGCGAGGTACTTCCGCAATCGTGAGATGTTCAAGGACCAAGGTCCGGTGACAGAGATTGTTGTATTCAAGGGCAGTGTTTCGAGCAGACGGGATCGCATTCACGGTTATTACACTTCGGAGTTTAAGTTGGACCGTAGCAAGCCTGCTGACATTCACAATATTTTTTATGGGAGAGTGTGATGTCTTATAACGGTTGGAAGAACAAAGAGACTTGGTTGGTGAACCTGTGGATAGGCGACAGCTTAACCATGGACCAAGAAGCGGGGTGTGAGATCAATGCTGCTTACATTGAGCTGATGGTTGACGAGATGGCTTCGGCTTTGCTTGATGGACCTGACGCTAACGGTTTCATGACTGACCTATTTAACTGTGCTTTGGGTGAGATTGATTACCATGAGCTTGCTTCGCATTATGAGGAGGATGAGTGATGTTTAGTTTTGATTGTTTGGAAGAGGGTACGATGACGTTGGACTGGGATCCGGCGTCATACAAGACGAAGGCTGGTGCGGCGAAGGGGTTGTATGGAGCGTTGTGCAAGTGGTGTAAGATGGTTGGCATGGATCCGAGTTACGAGGTTCACATCAAGACCCCAGAGGAGCGCAAGGCGCAGGGGTACGAAAAGGTTTGGCATGTATCGTTTGAGGCTGGTCCGTATGAGTGGGCTGTGTTTGCTTCGATGCAAATCCCTGATTGCAAGTGGGGATATGTTGAGCCGTATTACAGCTTTGATTTGGATTTTGTATCATGAGGGAGCTTAACGGTTGGTATGAGAATGAGTATGGCGCGGTTCCGTTTACGATGCCAGCGGAGACGTTATTGGACGCAGTGATTAAGATGCGGTTCGAGGACGCGGACTTTGGTTACACTGACATGGAGGTGAATTGGGGTACGCTGGAGGATTACGAGGACGTAGGAACTATCATTTATAAGTTGGTGGAGGGAGAAAATGGGTAAGATCAAAAACCTTTTGATTGAGGCGATGGAGACGCCGATCATGGATGTGTGTTCTGAGTGTGACGGGTTGGGTCAGGTATTTTACGAGGTTGCGCGACCGCAAGGTTTTGGTCGTGATGTTGGTTATTTGGACGAGGTCCAAGAGCCATGTAACGAGTGTTCTGGTGATGGTGAGGTGTCGCGGTTGTGTGATTGCGGCGAGGTGGTGACGCTTGGAATGGGTCACGATGCTTATATTTGCGAGGAGTGTGCGAATGACCGATAAGGAGATGGATCGAATGTTAGATGAAATCTTTCGCAAGGTGTTCGGGAGTGATTGGTGATGATTGAATACTTTACAGCGTTGGTTTTGCATTATGAGATGCAAGGCAAGGAGCTTCAGACGGTGGTTTGGTTCGAGAACGAGGACCATTGTCAGGAGGTATTGCAGAACGACGTAGCGATGCCCTTGTACGAGGAGCTTTATGACTTGTATGGTAACAACATCATGATGTTTTGCGAGGTAACGAAGGAAGTTTCAAGGATCGTTCGTCCTCGAGCTAGACCGGAGGTAGACAATGGGTGATCAGGATTTAACGAAGTTTCAGGCAGCGCAGTTGCGTTGGCTCAAGCGTCAGGTTGATGCGTTGCAGGACGAGCGGTATCGCCGTGATGCGCGGCCCAATGTGCAGCGTGAGTTGTTTGCTGCGCGTGAGGAGCTTGACACATACGTCAAGAACCTTCGAGAGGCGGGGAAACAGATATGACAGAGTTTGAGAGGATTAAATACGAGGATCGGTATCGAGAGAAGTGGCTGGCTCAGAACATCAAGGACAAGGTGGTAAACCCGCGTTGGAATGGTGGGGTTAGCAACAGCGCGTTGAACGGGTTTAAGAAGCACACCAGCGTGAACAAGGGTGGGCGTCCGAAGTTGTCGTTATCCAAGGATGCGGCGATGCTAAACAAATTGCTGCAACGTGAGATGTCTTTGAACGATGCGGCGGACATCATGGGTCTGACGATCAAGTCATTGCGTCAGATTAAATCGAGATACGGATTACCGAGGAGTAAAGATGAGCCCGTTTCTAACGTACATCCCGACAAGGATTAAAGAATTAGATAAACAGATCGATGACATACTGTGGGAAGAAACCGCAGATCCGAGGATCGAGCAGCTAGTAGACGAACTAAATTACCTAAAGGAGAAAGAAGCAAATGGCGAACTATACGAACCCAATTTTTAACGACATCTTGAAAGAGGCATCGGTTATTGTCTTGGACATAATGGACACTCAAACAGCGTTTGGGATTACTGACGAGGGAGAGCGGTGCTTTATCCCTGCCAAGGTGGTGAAAGCCTTTGACCTCGAGGAGGGGTTGGAGACACGCGCTATCATGATACCGAACTCGGGGGATGTCAAAGGAGACACGCCGTGGCGGGTTATCAAGGCCCAGAGCGTGAGTACGCAGGACCAAGTTGCGAGTTTACATAACAACCTTCGAAAGGCGATGGGGAATGGCGATGCGCCTGACTTATATAGCTTGAGAGAGTTGTCGGAGCTTGTGGGTGCGTCTGAGGATGTCATCAAGAAGGCTCTAAAGACCATGGATAACGTGGGAACGGAGACGATGTACTACTACGAGACGTAACTTGCGTGTCGCCCACATGTGTGATACTTGTGGGCGACAACTGATAAAGGATTACTTATGGCTAAGAAACAAAAGCCCGAGCCGCCACTGCCTAAGTTTAGAAATGTGGCGATGTTGCTTGACGATCACGAGATGCTTCGTGAGATGGCTGGCAAAGAACAGAGAAACATGGCGCGACAACTGTCTGTTTTGGTTAGAAAAGCCTATGCAGCGTTGGAAAACTCTGATACAGTTTAATCACTGCTCGAATAGGTTCACGCCTGTGGCCTTATTTGCCCTCATAGACTAACCCCGACCCGGCTAGGTTTCGCACTGCAACGGTTGGGGTTATTTTTTTGCCTCGTTAGGCTTTCCCTTTTTCCCTGCGATTTGGTAGTCTTTTTCTTTAGAGTACCCGCGTATTTGTGTGACGTTGCTGCGCTTCATATTTTTGAGCAGCGCCCCTGCTATATCGGGAGAGAGCCCAGCTAGTTCACCGAGCTCCTCCTTTGCGCTTTTCAGGTTGGTCCATCCTTTTTTGTAATCGCAGATTGCTTCGATTACTTCTTCGTGGGATTTAGACTTAGCCATTCTTTTGCTTCCTCGCCTAGTACCTTTGCGCCGATATCGATCTTTGCTCGAAGAGCCTTGACGATCCGTTCGTCGATTGTGCCTTCGGTAATCAGATCGATGTAGGTCACGTTATTCTTTTGTCCGATCCGGTGGGCGCGGTCCTCTGATTGGATCCGTGTTTCCAGATTGAAGTCGTTTGCATAGTACACCACGAGGTTTGCTTCGGTCAACGTCAGGCCGTACCCAGCGGTTGCTGGGTTGCCCACGAAAAACTTGAGCGGGTGGTTTGGGTCTTGGAAGTTTTGAACGATGCGGTTGCGTTCATCGTCGGACGTATCGCCGTAGTATGATGCGGCACAACCTGCTCCGAACTTCTCGTTTAGCATGGCTGTGATCTGTTGGATGTCATACCGGAAGCGAGACCAGATGATTGCTTTGCCGTCATGCTCGTCCATGATCTCGGTCAGGGCATCCATGCGCGATGACTTAAAGGTCAGAGTATCGCCGTCATCTGTCTTGAGGTGTCCGGACATAATCTGTTGCAGCCTGAGAAGCTGGGTAATGACCGCGGGTGCAGACACGAGGTCCCCGTTATCGAGGAGCAAGAGCGCCTGTTCTTTGATCTGGTTGTACATCTTTAGTTGCTCGTCGGTCAGGGTGACGTATCGAGCGGTGTAGATTTTATCTGGCAGATCGAGGCAATCTTTTTTGAGCACCCGATAGGAAAAGTTTTCGATGCGCCAAGTTAGTTCATCAAGGTTCTTGAACCCGACGATCTGTTGGAATGAATTATGTCCCATGGTGCGTTTTTGTGTGACGGCGTACCGTCCTTGGAACGCATAGAAACTATCATACCCCAGCAAGCCCGACCGTAAAAATTCACACTGAGAATAAATATCCATTGGACTTTTTGTTATCGGAGACCCTGTCAATAGTCTTTTGTACTTGAACATGTCTGCGATTTTCATCAGGTTCTTGGTGCGCTTGGCCTTATGGTTTTTTATGGTGGTTGATTCGTCGATTGCGATTAGACCATTTGAGCCCAGCGCACGACCCATCCATTCACCAGCGGTTTTACCTTTGACCGAGGAGAACGATTCGACGTTCATGACGAAGATGGTCAGGCCGTTGAACCTGTCTTTTACTGACCGCATTTCTTCTTGCTGCTTTTTGTTTGGCGATGACACCCAACGGATTACTCGATGCTCGATGTCATCGGACATATGCTCGGGGATTTCTTTGGCTACCCAGTTGCGGTAGACACCCTTGGGAGCGATGACCAAGGCGAAGTCTATGAGCCCCGCTTGGTACAACATACCCATGTTGTCGATCAGAACCTTTGATTTGCCCGTTCCCATTTCCATGAACAGCCCGAACTCAATACGATCCCACCCGGTATTGAGCGCCTGTTTTTGATGGTCAAACGGTTTTAATTTAAAATTGTAGTTGACATCCATCATATACCTCCACTATTGTCTTCTGTACGGATAGCACGAGGCTACCGTATAAATCAACCCTGAAGAGGAAAAACTTATGAACGATATATTTGAAGACTACTTCGACGAATCAGATGCGTTAGCGTCCGTCGATACTGGAACCGGAAAGCAGTTAAGTCAACTGGTTCGAACCCTGCGTAATGTTGAGCAGCAAATCAGCGATGCGGAGGATCACTTGAAGGCACTCAAGCAAGAGAAGCACAAGCTGTCTGTCGAGAACATTCCTGTTCTGATGGATGAGATGGGCGTCGAGCGTCTTGACGTGGACGGTGCTGTAGTCGAGCGCAAGATGATTGTGTCTGCCTCGATACCCAAGGACCGCAAGGACGAAGCCTTGGGTTGGTTACGCGATAACGGGCTGGACGACATCATCAAGAACGACATCACCGTTTCGTTTGGTAAGGGCGAAGACAATGTTGCGGGGGACGTTGTTGGTCTGCTGCAAGATCGTGGCTTTGATCCTCAAACCAAGACCCACGTCCACCCATCCACACTCAAAGCGTTTGTTAAAGAGCGCGTGACGGATGGTAAACCAATCGACCTCGACCTGTTCGGGGCGTTCATTTCTAACACAGCACAGATCCGGAGGAAGTAATATGGGTGCCGTAGCAAAAAAGAAAAATGCAGAGTTAAGCACAGATGTCATGGACGACATCCTCGAGTTCGCGGGTGAAGGCGCAACATACGACAGCAGCGAGATGCAGATCCCGTTCATTCGTATTTTGCAAGCGATGTCGCCACAACTCAAGAAGCGTGAAGCTCAGTACATCGAAGGCTCGGAGCAGGGGGACATGTTTAATAACGTGACCATGGAACTGTTCACGGGCGAAGAAGGGATAACAGTCGTTCCTTGTTTCCAGACCACCAAGTACCTCGAGTTCATACCTCGGGAGCAAGGTGGTGGTTTCCAAGGGGAGATCCCAGCCACTGATCCGGTGCTTCAAAAAACCACTCGCAATGGGGCCAAGGAGATCCTGCCTAATGGACACGAGTTGGTTAAATCGGATCAGCATTTCTGTTTAGTTGTTGGCAAGGATGGCATTACTCAACCTGTCGTGATCGATATGAAATCATCGCAGTTAAAAGTCAGCCGCCGTTGGAAAACCCAGATTGCTATGCAGAAGATCAAGCACCCGAAGACAGGGCAGATGGTTCTGCCTCCGTTGTTTGCCACTCAGTGGAAGTTTACCACTGTTGAGGAAAGCAATGACCAAGGGTCGTGGTTCAATTACACTATTGAGAAGATCGGACTGGTCGAGGACCGCGATCTAATGCTCGAAGCCAAAGCCTTCCGCGACAGTGTTGCGGCTGGCGAAGTGAAAGCTGCTCCGGAGGAGGGAAACCCAACTTCCAATACCCCGGTCAAGGACGAAGATGAAATTCCGTTCTAAGTAGCCTCGGGGGGCGGGTGTTGCAGGCCGTCCCCCAACTTCATTTGGGAGCAGTAAATGTCACAATCTAAAAAGCTGCTTGCCGCGTTTGCTGGGGCGAAGAATGCTCATGGTACAACGACTGTTGGACGAACAAGCAGGGACGGCAAGGCAAACAGCAAAAGCAAGATCATACGAGAGCCGTTGACCGAGGCGCTAGTACAGGCGCACATCGATGGCAAGCAGGGGGTCGGGGCTATCCCGATCAACGAAGAGAATAAGTGTAGGTTCGGGGCGATTGACGTTGATGTCTACGATCTGAACCAGAAAGAGTTACAGGACAAGATCCAGAAGCTACAGCTTCCGCTGCTGCACTGTCGATCTAAGTCGGGTGGGGCGCATCTGTATTTGTTTCTCAAGGAGTGGGAACAGGCGGCGGTGGTCCGAGAGTATCTGACCGAGATGTCGATCATGCTGGGTCACAGTGGGGTCGAGATATTCCCGAAGCAAGACACGATTATTGTCGAGCGCGGGGACGTGGGTAACTTTATCAACATGCCCTACTTCGATGCGGAGATGCCCCAGCGGTATTGCTTCGATGAGAAGGGCGATGCGATGGAGCTCGATGAGTTTCTGGAGGCTATCGACAAGAAAAGCGTACTGTTGTCGGATCTGGAGGCTATTCGTAGCACGACCCAGACGCGCAAGCATTTTGATGACGGACCTCCGTGTATTCGAAACATCTTTTCGGACGGGCCGCAGTCGGAGCCGCGCAATAAGCTGCTCTTTTTTATGGGCGTGTACTGCAAGAAGAAGTTTCCGGACAGTTGGCAGAATGCGTTGGAAGAATATAACCGGACGTTGTTTTCTCCTCCGCTGCCCTCGACGGAAGTCATGACGGTTATCAAGCAGCATGAGAAGAAAGACTGGGGGTACACTTGTAAGGATGAGCCGTTCAAGTCGTATTGCGATCCATCGCTTTGCGTGTTGGCAAAGCATGGGATTAGCGACGATGCTCCGGATGCACCACAGGTTGGTGGCCTGACAATCATGCTGTCCGAGCCGCGGTTATACTTCATGGATGTAAACGGGCTGCGCATTCAGTTGAGCACCGAGCAGTTACAGAACCAGACGCTTTGGCAACGGGCCTGCATGGAGCAGTGCAACTTTATGCCTCCGACTACCAAGGCCAACAAATGGCAGCAGATGGTCAACAGCTTGATGAGCCAAGCGACGTACATCGATGTACCGGAGGAAGAGACGTATGCGGGGCAGTTCAAGAGTCATTTGGTTTCTTACTGCACGAGCCACATTCGAGCGATGGCACCGGAAGAGATTGAGATGGGCAAGCCGTGGACCGATGACGGCGTAACCAAGTTTAAGATCGAGGGGCTGCTGGAATATCTGCACCACCGCAGGTTTACTGCGCTGGGCCGAGCTCAGATCATTCAGATGATCAGGGACATGGGCGGCGATAACGGCAGTCAGAATATTATGAAACGAGGCGGGAAGCGAACCAAGATACGTTGTTGGTGGGTTCCTGCATTTGAAGAGGACGAGGTAGAATTACCCGTACAGGAGATAGATAATGACATCCCATTCTAACAGATTGCTCCGGGTCGGAGAGGTTGCCGATCTATTGGGAGTATCACGGTCTTACGTCTACAAGTTAGCACAGATGACAGAAGACTTTCCGAAGCCCATTGTTCTTGGGTCCGACGATAATCGACGCTCGGCTTCGCGCTGGGTTTTGGCGGAGATCGAGGATTGGGTCAACAGCAGACCAAGAGGAAAAGAATATGATACCTAAAGCGGAACTTGTTCTAGGCCCACCGGGCACTGGTAAAACATACTACCTCATACAGCAGATCAAAGAGGCGTTGGCTAGTGGAGCGCACCCGTCTCGACTGGGGGTTATTTCATTCACGCGCAAGGCTATCGAGGAGATGGTAACAAGAGCCTGTGCTGAGTTTAATCTGGAGGCCAAAGACTTTCCCCACATGCGGACGAGCCATTCGTTTGGGTTTCGTGGACTTGGGTTACAGTCCCAAGACGTGATGAACAAAGAAGACTACGACAACATCGGGCGCGAGATTGGTTTGACCTTCGAGGGCAAGATACGGACGAACCTCGAGGATGGCATGTCACTGCCCACGCTCGGAGGATCGGGGTCCAAGTACCTACAGCTTGAGAACCGCGCACGGTTGCGCATGGTTGATTTGGACACGGAGTTCAATCAGGAGGGCGACAGGGACTTGTTCTTTCCCAAGCTGGAGCAGTTATCCAAGCAGCTTATTGAGTACAAGGCCGCGACCAGCAAGTACGATTATGTGGATATGATCGAGAAGTACATCACGCTGGGGATCCCACCGAACCTCGACTATTTGTTTATCGACGAGGCTCAAGACTTTACCCCATTGCAGTGGCGCATGGCGGAGAAGATCGCGGAGAAGTCAGAGAAGGTTTATATTGCTGGGGATGATGATCAGGCCATTCACAGGTGGACGGGCGTTGATGTTAAGGAGTTTAACAAAAGCTCGGCTAACGTCAAAGTTTTGGCTCAAAGCTATCGCATTCCAAGATCGGTTCACGCGCTGGCAAAGACAATCGCCCAGCGGATTGATGATCGGCACGTCAAACAATTTAAGGCTCGAGACGAAGAGGGTAACGTCGAATACGTTTATCATCTGGAGGACGTTCCGCTGCACGAGGGATCGTGGACCATCATGGCTCGAACTAACGGATATGTTTACGAGTTAGCCAAGCATGTTCGAAAGGCTGGGTTTAAGTATTCGATCAAGGGCAGGCCCAGTATTCCGCTCGAACTGGTGGCGAACTTGGGAACTTGGAATGACCTATGTGCTGGTAAAAGCGTGGGGCTGCAACGCATCAAGGACCTCTATTCGGCGGTTCCGAAGCAGGGAAAGAATGCTGTAGTCAAGCGTGGCTCGACGAAGATGCTGGATGTGCTTGCTCCGGACGCTGAACTGGACATAGAAATCTTGCAGCTTCAGTACGGGTTGTTGGCTGGGCCAGAGCAGAGCGCCTATGAGGTGATGCGCGTGGGCCGAGACGATCAGGATTACATTGACGCCATGGCTCGGAGAGGCGATGATTTAATGTCGGAGCCTCGTATCAAGTTGTCCACATTCCATGCAATGAAAGGCGGGGAGGACGACAACTGCGTTGTGTACACGATGTCGACGGCGGCGTGTGTAAACAGCGATCACCCGGACGATGAGCATCGAGCGTTTTACGTTGGCGTAACCAGAGCGCGTCACACGTTATACATTCTTCAGAGCAACTATAAGTACAGGTACACGATATGACCAATGAGCAAGATCGCTTTGATTTTATCGAAGCTGAAATCGAACGAGCCTACGTCCATGCGAACGATGAGTGGAAACAGGAATACTACGACAACGCAGCAAAGTATTTGTCCGAGCATGAGTTTGTTGAGGGCGGAAAGATTTGTGCGTTTTGTAGGTCGCAAGGGATGAAAGACCCTCACCATCATAATGTTTGGGGGGCTATGATGGCATCTCTGCGAAAGTTAGGGTGGGTTGAGAAGGTGGGAATGGTACGTCCTACCACACGCCACACACATATTGACAAGGTGTGTCAATGGAAAAGCAACCTGTTTAGAGGATAACGACATGAAGAGAGATGAAGTTTTAGATGAGGCGAAGGAACTGATCAATGGTCCGAGGGCCACGGATTACGGTGACGCATACGACAACCACTCTCGGATCGCCACCGGATGGAATGTAATTATTAGTGGGGCGATGAAGAGCCACGGTCATGTGACCCCGGCGCATGTTGCGTTAATGATGGACTGGGTAAAGAGTGCACGTCTTATCGAGACTATAGATCACGAGGATTCGTGGATAGACAAGGCTGGTTACAGTGCCTTGGGGGCGGAGCACACGGATCGTGACAAGAGCAGTATTTCGGATATCATAGATAGAATGCGAACAAAGAATGCAAAATAACTTATTCGGCAGTGCGCTGCACCACCAGATTAAAAACGAGTTGGATCTGATCGATGCCGACTGGAACATTCCACCGGAGTATCCCGATCTTACGGGTTACAAAGAAGTGGCTGTGGATCTGGAGACATATGATCCCAACATCAAAACCTTGGGTCCGGGCTGGGCTCGCAAGGACGGGCATATCATAGGGATTGCTGTGGCAGCGGGGGAGTACAAAGGGTACTTCCCGATCCGCCATGAAAACTCCCACAACCTCGATCCCAAGTTCACCATGCGCTGGCTCAAGAAACAGATGTCCGTGCCCGACATGAATGTAATCATGCACAACGCGACCTACGATGCGGGATGGATGAGAGCCGAGGGCGTAGAGATCAAGGGTCGGATTATAGACACGATGATTACTGGCGCGTTGGTCAATGAAAACCGTTGGTCCTTTGGCCTCGATGCTATGGCTCGGGATTTTGTTGCGCTACGCAAGAACGAGAAACTGCTGCAAGCTGCTGCCAAGGAATGGGGCGTTGATCCCAAGGCAGAGATGTACAAGCTGCCACCTAAATATGTGGGGGCCTATGCCGAGCAGGATGCAGTGGCTACGCTTAAATTGTGGCAGGCTCTGAAGATCGAGCTCGAGGATCAGGAACTCTGGCATATCTGGGACATCGAAAACGGTTTGATTCCTTGTATGTTGGACATGCGAACCCAAGGGGTGCGGGTGGATCTGGATAAAGCCGAGCGGAATAAAAAGTTGATCCGCAAACAATCTAAGCTGCTGCGCGGCAAGATCGAAAAGGAAGCTGGCATGGAGGTGGACATCTGGGCGTCTGCTTCAATCCAGAAGATGTTCGATAAGCTGGGCATGGAATACCCGAGGACCGAGATCAAAGAAAACGAGGATACTGGTAAGACTACAGGCGGAGCTCCGTCGTTTACCAAGGCGTGGTTAAACAACCATCCAGCAGAAGTATGCCAGCAGTTGGTTAAACTAAGGGAGTATGACAAGGCCGACGCTACGTTTATCGACAGCATTCTGCGGCACGAGCACAACGGACGCATCCATACGGAACTGCACTCCACCCGCAGGGACGAGGGCGGTACGGTAACGGGGCGGTTCTCCTCTTCGAACCCCAACCTCCAGCAGATCCCGGCTCGGGATCCGGATATTAAGAAGATGATCCGAGGATTGTTTATTCCAGAGGACGGTATGAAGTGGGGGTCGTTTGACTACTCGAGCCAAGAACCGCGGCTCTTGGTACACTTTGCGGCAAGCGTTCCGTCTGCGCTGCGCAGCCATGTGGTTGATAATGTGGTGGACGAATTTAACAGTGGGGACGTGGATCTTCATCAGATGGTAGCGGATCTTGCTGGGATTACGCGCAAGCAAGCCAAGACGGTAAACCTTGGGATTATGTACGGCATGGGCGTAGCCAAGCTGGCAGATCAGTTGGGTATTCCTGCGGAAGACGCCAAGGATTTAATTAAGCGGCACCGCAGTAAGGTTCCGTTTGTTAAGCAGCTTGCGGATATGGCTACCAAGCAGGCGGACAAGAACGGTCAGATACGCACTCTACTGGGCCGTAAGTGCAGGTTTCATCTTTGGGAGCCCCTGAAGTTCGGAGTAGGCAAACCCCTACCTCACGAGGAAGCTCTGAAGGAGTACGGCAAGGATATTAAACGCGCCTTCACATACAAGGCGCTCAACCGTTTGATCCAAGGATCAGCGGCAGACCAAACCAAGAAGGCGATGCTCGATTGCTACAACGAGGGACTTACTCCTATGCTCACGGTTCATGATGAGTTATGCTTTAACATAGAGAGCCAAGAGCAAACGGCTAGGATTAAGGAGATCATGGAGACAGGTGTGCCGCTCAAGGTTCCTTCGAAGATAGACGTAGACATCAAGGAAGATTGGGGAGAAATCGAATGATCGATCCGAACATTGGAAAGACACTTGGACTAAAAGACATGCACCCTGTTCAGGTAGAGGCGCTGATGGACTTTGTGGGCATGGCCCTAAATCTGTCGGCTATTTCTGGGGACGATGAAATCATCCAAGAAACAGAGACCATCGCAGACGAACTGGTCCGTCTG